TATAAGATGAAATCATACCTGCGGAGTCGCTAAGACCACCAGATATAGGATTGGGTAAACCAATCGATACCCCGACCATAGGAGTAAAAGAGGCAAGGAAGTTACCGTATATAGGATGTGTAGGCATTACTAAACATATTTAATGCTACAACCTATGGAAGCAATGATTTTTATTCAATAGGTTCTGCTGGAATATCAGCTGAAACATCAGCAATATCCTCTTCACCACCTAATGGGTCTTCACCTTCCATAGCAGGTCCTCCACCAAACTCAGGAACGCCTCCGCCTCCCATATCACCACCTATACCAGCTCCTTCACCGCCGATTTCACCTTCAGCAGCACCAGATGCAGCAGCCATCTGCTCTTTCCAAAGTGGACCAGCAGCTTGAATCTGTGCTAACTCCCATTGCATCTCAGCATCCTTACGAAGAAACTCTCTGTTAGCAAGAATATCTTTATCCTTCCAACCAAGATACTTCTTCTGAGCATATGTTGTTGAGATAAACTCATTAGATGCAAGACTATTAAAGTTAGCAGCTTTAAGCTCCAACTTCTGAGATTCGCGCATCTCAAAGTAATTAGTAGGAACATTGAAGCTAATATCAAGATTAGGTTCAGCAAGATCCATCTCATCCCACAATCCAGTAAGCTTGAGATGAGTAACAAAACCCTTCTTAATAGCTGCAGCAAACTTCTGCTGTAGACGGATAATGAACTTTGCAAACTTAAGCTCTTCACGAAGAATAGAAGATGGATCAACTGTACGATCTTCCGGATCAATACGAGTAGCAGGTACTTTAAGAGCTCTATAAAGCTTCTTGATGAAGTACATCAAGTCAGTCAACTCACCGAGATTAGCACCTCCAGGGAGCTGGGTAACAGATGTACCTTCAGAGCCTTGACGTTTAGCAAACCAGAATGCATCAAGCATTGACTGAGGGTTGAACTTATTAACTACACTACCTTGATCATTATCAAAAGTCTTCTTTGACCAGTAGTTCTGAATAAGCTTGCGAAGATAAGCTTCAGCCTTTGGTGGAGCCATATTACCAACATCAACGTTGAATACGAGACGTTCTGGTGCTCTTACCAATCGGTAAATAACAATAGCATCTTCAATAAGGGAGAGCTGACGATAAGGGCGTCGAGCATTCTCAAGGAAAGGAATTACAAAAGTTTTTGTATCATTATAAACTCCAGAGTTAACATAAACCAATTGGTTCTGCTCCATTGGAATCATTTCTGTCTTTTCAACTTTCTCTGGCTGTGTAACACTAAAGATTGGCTTCTTATAAATGAATCCCTTAACAAGCATGTTCTGGATATTATTATAAACTGGCTCAACAATCTCAGCTGGGATATTAATTACTCCAAGAACACCTTCATTAACATATTCATCATGAAGAATCATTTCAAAGTATACTTCACCTTCTACAAGTAGCTGCCTGAAGTATTGAAATCCTTTCTCTTTGAAGTTGAAGTAATCAATAAACTTATCAAACTCAACATCAAGCTCTTTCTTCTGATCTACAACGAGATCGATATTATCATAAGTAATTTTAGCTAAACGACCATCACTATCAACGTTAATAAACTCATCACAAATCTCATCAAGAGCTTCTGCTACTTCAGAGTTAGCAGACATCATACGATAGTCTTGAAGACGACCACCTTTATCCTGATCAAGTGATGAATACATGACATCATTGAACGAGTTATCCTTACCAAAGTCACCAATAGGTACATTGTTATAAGGGTTAGAGGATGATACAGATGACTTAACCAATGCCTCAGCACGCTGCTGACCATTTTTAGCAAAGTGCTTATACTTTGTATTTAATTCATCTTCTTGATTAGAATAGGGAAGCCTATTAGAGATATAATCAGCAAGTTTAGTACCGAATGAAGAAGCTTTGCGTTGTTGTTGATCAGCCATCGTATATATTTATTGTGCGTTAAAGTAAAAGCCAGGTATATCAGCTGTGCTTTTAAAGCCAGCTGGGTTCTTAACTATAAGATCGACTCGTCCTGAGCCAGAAAGATATGGGAATGTAACATTCATTACATTGTCGCTAACTACTGTCCAAGCAGACTCAGGCAACAGATAACCTGTTAAGTCACCTGTATGCTTTGTAGTTATAGCAGTTAGATTGTCATTCATTGTTGAGTTAGAGCTTAGCATTACAAACTCTGCTCTATCAAAGTTTTTACCAACAATCTGATATGTATATTGATCTAAATAAGTTTGTGTCTTAGTGATTGTAACAGGCTCTGCAGCTTCAATAGTAGATCCAGAAGCATTGAAGTATACATTTGTAATTGTTGGGTAACCTGATAGTGTTGAAGAAACAGTATCGCTTGATAGGGAATTAAAGAAGTTTTCATAATCAAGGGTTGAGAGGCTTTGTTGTAAATTAAAGGCACTATTAACAGACACAAAATTAGAATCAATAAAGTAGATTGGGGCACTCTCCTCATTCTTATTACGGAACATCCAACCTTTAATAGTGAATGAAGTATCAGCAACACACCTGAACTTCTCACTATAAGTGGTTTCAGTTGGGTTGTTCATATTAATCTGCGTACTCCAAAGAACCTCTGTCCTAATCTCAATAGGCTCTGTATTAGGATTCTCTACAGGCTCCTTCCAAGCAAGTACAATATATGGATTAGCATATGGTATAAAGTTAGATAAGATCTGCTCCATGTCCTGCATATAACGACATAATATTGACATATTAACCTCAAGATTAATTGGTACAGGTGTTCTTACAGCAGAAGATTGAGCATGCCCCATGATATTATTGAAGTCACTCAGCTTATTGAACACTCTATCATTATCATAACTAACAGATTTAAGATCAATAGAGACAACAGGTAGCTCAATATTTTGATTCTTGTTGACAATATCATGCATTACACGCTGCTTAGGTGCGAACACGTATCTAACAGCGACCTCCTGCTTAGCTTCAGTACCATTCTTATTAAAGCGCTTGATAACTGTATCATCAAATGCTGCAGTAAACTGCGTAAGAAGGTCTTTAATCTCAAAGTTGTAGGTATAATTCTTCAAAGCTACTATTATTTAATATTAAATGAAGCGTTCGAGGAAGTATTTAGGTAACTTATGCTTAGATTTTAGTATAGCATCTACAATAGTACCATCAAGAATATAGGTTACACACTTATCTTCCTTTGATCTAACACCTCTACCACAAGATTGGATGAGAGAACATAGCATCTTATTAGCATACCAATCGAAATCATTCTTCATCATTCTCTCAATTCGTACATCTTTAGTAGGTAAGAACGGTGCTTTAATAATAATCTGAAACTTTGCAAGGTCACCTTTAAGGTCTACTCCATAAGACATTGAAGGAGATACCAATACAGTAGGATCAACATCAGTCATATGAGCTTCAAGAATATCTTCGTTCCTAACACCAGGCTCTCGATATAGGAATCTACTATCAGTAAGCTGATTAGATACTTGTGATGTAATATAGTTACTCTGTGTATGAATAATACCTTTATCATTCTTATGATACTCGCAGATCTCTTCAACCTGCTTAAGCACTTTAGGTAAATACTTTGCCATACTATGAAAGTTAAGCTTATATTTAGGGTTACAGATGATAGGAGCCTTCTTTGGATCAAAGCTTGACTCAGCCTCAACATACTTATAATTTGTAATACCTAAACTCTTGCAGAAGTTATCTGGATCAATAATAGTAGCAGACATAAGGATAACTTTATCAGCATAATCAAATAACCTTTTAGCTAACTTATCTACTTTAAGAGGTACAAACTGAATATACTCAGGTACTTTCTCATATACATATTCTGACTCATCCCACGAGTCAATAACAAGCTCAATCTTACTATGAATATTAATAAGCTTAAGCATCATCTGAGTAAGGTCTTGAATAGCTTTTTTATTTTTACCTTTCTTTGCTGCAATATGCTCTCGCATATCATCAATCTTATCTGTAATATCTACAGCAAGCTCACTCAACCATTTAACAGCTGACTTATTTTTAGTAAGATGAATTACATTAATATCTAAACGACGTAAAAAGATATAATCAATCTTACAAGTAAACTCTTTAACAAGCTGATCTTCTAACTCAGAAGCCTCATCACAAATCAAGAACTGCCTCTTCTTAAGATGATTAGGTAACGCAAAGAACATATTATAGTTAAGCGTGTTAAACCCTGATGTGAGGGCTTTGTTTCGCTGCTCATAGTATGGGCACTTATTCTTTGCCCAGCACTCAGCCTTAAGATTTGAAGCGTGAATACATGGAGCTACATCAACAGGGAACCTTTCATCAACTGCGCATTGATAGTTTGATTTACCTTTCAAGACCTCAACATCATTAAACAGCTCTTTGTATTGATCTTGTAGAGCTTTAGTAATAGTTAAAGCAGTAGCGCCAAAGGGCTTCTCTTCTTCTGCTTCTTCTTCATATGCATAAGCAGCACCATTACTTCTCTTATAAGCAAGGTAAGAGGTAACTAACTCTTGAAAGTTATCTGAACAATCATCTGCAACATTACCAATAGTCTTAGATACAAATGACTTACCTGATCCAGTAGGCGCATTACATATTACAAACTTCTTACCTGAATCAAACGCTTCATCTATACTCTTTAGAAGCTTTACTTGAGAAGGATTCGGCGTATAGCCATTAGGGAAGTTATTCAGTAAGTTACCGGTCATTACAGTAAGTATAGGCTACCTACTACAAAAATCAACTACTCAGCTTCACTTAAAGGTAGGATATAAACATACTCATCAAAGAGCTTTGACTTCTTAGATGAGTCAAGAAACTTACATTGAAGTTCCAAGTCATAAATATTCATGAACACGTTTGAATGGTAATCGAGTTTTGTTACATTACCTTCTTTACTAATGTCATATGGGTAAGGAATCTCATAAATGCGTGTGCGCTTCTCATCTTCAAGAGTAAGCTTTGCATAATGTTGTGCCATTTGAAAGATCTTTAGTCGACCTCTACGAATGATTTTCTTATCCGTTTTAATTGCAATAGTCTGCAAAAGATAAGGCTTAATGTACTCTTGGAAATTTTCTATTGATGAATTCATGTGTTCATATAGCCAGCCTTTTGCTCAGGTGACATGGGGTAAATGTTATCATTAAAGTAAGGCCAAAACTTATCAGCAGGAATAGTTTCTAATAATGTAACTTGATCACAGTTAATTATTCTATAATCTTGCATCAAAATATCCCATACAACAAGGAGGTTTGACAATGCTTCATTAACACGTCTCGGACCTCCAGGAGGTCTATAGTTTAAAGTTGTCCTACCATTTAATGAGTTTAATATCTCATAGGACTTTGTAGCAAACATTCGCCTTGTAGGACCATCACCCTGTCTTGGGCTACGTCTTACAAAGCGAACATCACATACATTTTTAAGTAGTAAGGCGTCCAATGATGACCTTGCTACTTGCACTACTTAAGCTTACAGATTCCAAACAAACGATCTTCATTCAAGAAGATACCTTTCTTAACAGGAGAACCTTTAACGTCAATGTTAGCAACAGAAACACCAAGGTTGTTAGGGAAGATAACAATGTCACCTTCTTTAACATATTCTGCTTTTGGTCCAGCAAGAATAACTTTAGCTTTACGCCATGCTTTAGTAATAGCGTTAGTAGGAACATAAATTCCATTACGTTGAACTTCACCATGCTCATTTTCATCAACATACTCAACAAGGAGAATGTCATCAAAGATCATGCTAAGTTCGAAATCATCAGTAAGCCCAATATCACCTTCACTATGTGTAGAAAGGTCAATAAGGTGCTTTTGAGTTGCAAGAGTGTCAATACTTCTTTCGGGCATACGTTTATTTAGTTAGTTATTTTTATTAATCAAGCTTTGATTGCAATTCCATATATTCCTTCAGCTCACGAACAGACATACATTTATTCTTTGCAATAAGCTCAAGGTTTTCTGCCTCTTCTGTTTTCTCACGTTTAGGCTTTTTAATATATTTGATACGAGAGAACTTAAGTCGAGGTATAAGATTAAAGTATAAACGCCAAGTCTGCTGCTTATCATCAAAGATAGTAGAGTACTTATTAAGTGTTTCGTTAGTAAAGTTAACAGTATCTTTACTATACATTGTAAGCCATCTATTAATAAGGAATGGTACAAAGTTCTGATCACCCTCAGAGTCTAAATAACCTGCAGGCTTACGTTTATCAGAATAAAATAATTTATTTTGTACTTGAAAGAAGTTCATATTAAAGCTTAGATAAAATGAAGTTAGCTACTGCTTTAGTGCTATAACGCTCTCTATAGTCAGCTTGCTGCTTATCTTGTATTAATTGTAACATATCTAAATCAGAAAGCAAGTCTAAAATAACTGGTCCAATATCATTACTCCAATCATCTACCTGACAAATATAATTATTCTTATAAATTTCATTATCAGGAAGCTTTGGTGATACAACAATACTACCACTTCTCATTGCCTCATAATGTCTAAATGTCTCTGCACTGACATTACCTGAAGGACATACAACAATCTTAGCATTATGCATATGTGTTGAATAAACTTCTGAGCTATGACCTGTATCAAATCCTGCTGTAACGTTAATATCAATTTTAGGACGCTTTTCAGCAGGTAAACCAGCAAAGAAATCTATAACTGGTGTCATACTTTCCTTTCTGAGTTTAGATATAATCTGACCAGAAAAGAATACATCCATTGATCTATCTTTAATTGGTCTATTGACGAGCTTTTTATGCTTATTATTAAACCCAAGAGGAAGAGGATAAACATTTTCCTCTTCCTGCCCAGGCATCAAATATGATTTAAAAACTAAAACATCATCCCTATTCTTCCATTCATCAAGAACACAATCAGTCATGTATTCATCACGAAGAGCAAGGATGATGTTGCGCTTATCAAGGCTAAGTTCTACATCGCTACGATAATCCCATTCTGGAGTTACACTTACAACATGCATCAAATATGAGTCACTCATCTCTGAGAGATTCTCTATAATGCCATTGATGTAGTTCCACTCACAGACGCTATCATTAACGCCATAGTACTTAATAATCATTTAAACAACGATTTTAGTAGTCGCTACAAATTGATCTTTAACCTCTGAGTTAAAGTAGTCAATAACTTCTGTCATAAACTCTGTAGCCTGCTCATCACTAAGTAGAGAAGAGAAAGCAAATCCTGGAGCATCTGAACCTGCATCAATATTAATAGCAGTATGACCAACAGCAACATTCTCAATTGAGTAGGTAATAGAAACACTTACTTTACCTTCTTCACGCTCTTGACCATCTGAACCAACAAATGTCTTCTGAACCATGAGATCATCTCCATCCATCTCAATAGGAGCTCCAATACGCTTACTCAAGAACTTTGCAATTTCAGTATTGAGAAGTCGTTGGAAAGATACAGCACCGAAAGGGCAAAGATTAGGAATCTCCCAGCAAAAGTTAATAGCATCAGCAGAAGCAATAAAGTCATTTGAAAGAGTATCTTCCAAGTCAATAAGGTTCTCAGTTACATCCATTGGAGCACGGAAGGCGACAATATTACCTACTGGTGATACTTCTTTCCTAAACTGCTCATAAGCAAAGCGCTTATGAATAAAGTCTCCATTATATTTTTCTTGCTTAATAATCATAATATTACTCCTTATTATATAATAAAACTTTTCAGTATCAACTGATTAATACTTCAAAATAATATCACAAATCATATCCACATCCTCAGTAGTCATACCTTGATGGTTTGGTACATAGAAACCACACTCATGTACAATCTTTGCATTAGAATTGTTTACCTCTACACTACCAAATCTCTTCCACATTGGACTCTGGCTCAATGCACCAGCAATAAGAGGTCTACAGGCAATGTCATTTGCTTTAAGCTCATTTACAATCTCATCTCTTCTCTCACTAACAACAGGATAGCAGAAGCTTGAGACAAAATCACCTGTCAAT